GTAGCCTTGAGGGCTAGCCCCAAATCTGTAACAACCTGCTCGTACACAGTGGATGTAGCATCTGGTGAAACGCCATCATCGCCGCCATAGATACCCAACATATCGTATGCGGCTTGCACCGAGTAGCCCATTTCGCGATAAACACTATACGCCACATATGCGTTATCCATGGTATTCATCAACGAAGTATCGGAGGAGCCTGAAATGCGGGACCCACCAACAGCATATGAAATGCCAAAGCTCGTGCGCGCTTTGGCTTGGCGCTGCGCTTTATGCAGTGCTTCTAGCTGGGGGATAACTGAGGGCTCGAAAAATCGCTTATACCAGGCCATCTCAGCGTCATACAAGGCCTCCGAATGGGTGCCATCAAACCGGGAGAAGTCAGTTTCAACGAACGTATTATGTTTCTGTGCCATAGCATGTATGCGCTCAGCAACAACGTCCGGATGTTTGAAACCATACCAGGGTAATTTCTTAATATGCTCTGACATGCGCTGCGTGTATGTACCATACAATAAGGCATGCTCCGTAGGCAAAGTTGAGATATTGCGTGGGTCTTTAGGACTTGGGTATGTTTCCTTCTTCTGAAACGATCGGATGACAGTCTGTTCTATATTGGCCATAAAGGATGCTAATCCTGCCTCCACTTTCGTGTTATTAGCAACCTGAGTGGGACGTTTCTGTGAGTCCCGGATTTCCGTTACGGTTTTAGGATATGCCTTGTGGGCAACCGGAAATACGAGTTTCCCAAACTCGGTAGCATAGCCAGCATATTTCGCACTCAACTCAGTCTGAGGATTATGGACAGCGGTGATACGCTTGTCCAAGGTCCAAACCTCATTATCTTTTGTCATAGTTGGGGTGAATGCGGAATCAAGAACAGCGGGACAAAGCACAACTGACGTAAACTTCTCTTAGGGTGCCAGCTTTGGCGCACCCAATTTACGGTAAGAAATTCGTTTGTCAGCAGCCTGGCCCGTAGATATTCGCTGATAGGCAGCCTGCGGATTAGCAGGACATATACGCCACATCAACGCCTGTGCATAGTTGACGTCGGTGTACTCATCACGCATAAAGCCAACCAGGTCATGAATGGCCAACGGTTTGTCTTGTCGCGATTTTACCATGGTGCGCAAACGCGAGGATACGCGCAAAGACATGGTAGCACCAACTTCAGCTATAACTAAGTCACCGGTACCAGATGGCTCATACACAGCAGCAGTAATTGTTTCGGAACCTAACGATTGATAAGTGACGACACTGCGTTTACGCCGCAGGGTCGTTATATACACTTTACCGCTATAGCTCTCGACAAATTTAGGCACGATTGTGACCAAACTCCA